ACGAGGCAATAGATGCTATGGAGATTTATGAAAACGATAGAAAGTTTCAGAGAGATCTTGACAGCCACATGAATAACATGGTAATTGATGGGTTCGATGATTGGCATGAAGGCCCAATAGATTAGGAGATACTAATGATACTGACCCTAGACGTAGAGAACACAACAATAAAGAGGGATGGCAAGTTACATCTTGACCCCTTTGAAGCAGACAATACATTAGTTATGGTAGGTATGCTAGATGATCTTGGTAACGAAAACCTTATAACTTTCGATCACGCAGAGCAAGAACCTACCACAGATGGGCAGCGCATAGTCCAAGCGTCTTTAGATGCTGCCCATCTACTTGTTGCACACAATGCACCACACGACCTACTGTGGCTGTGGGAGTCAGGTTTCACCTATGACGGTGACATCTTTGACACCATGCTAGGAGAGTACGTGTTGCAGCGTGGGCAGAAAGAACCACTGTCACTTGAGGCATGTGCAGAACGGTATGAGCTTGACACTAAGAAGCAAGACACTCTCAAAGAGTACTTTAAAAAAGGTGTGTCTACTCGTGACATTCCTCACGATGAATTGGCAGACTACCTATCGCATGACTTACATGCAACTCAACAACTGTACAATCTTTTGCATACCAAGTACGAGGAATGCACATCCTTGAAGGCAACGATAACACTTACCAATCAACTCGCACTACATCTTGCACGTATATATCAGCGTGGCTTTCAGGTAGACATGGATGCCCTCAGTTCTGTACGTGAAGAGTTCGAGAGTGAACGTAACGTACTGACCATAGCACTTGAGGAACAGGTGGCAGACTTGATGGGAGACAGACCCATAAACTTAAACAGCCCAGAACAGAAGTCTTGGGTGATCTACAGTCGTAAACCTAAAGACAAAAAGATTTGGCCTGACCTATTTGATGAACGTATGCCTGACGTGGAGTACCGTAGCAATGTACGTATACACAGTGATCGACTGTACAAGCAGAAGGCGCATCAGTGTAAGACATGCTATGGTTCAGGTCAGGTATACAAGACAAAGAAAGACGGTACACCTTTTGCCAAGTCAAACAAGTGTTCTAGTTGCACAGGTAGTGGTTTCTACTATACCGACAGTACTACACTAGCAGGTCTAAAGTTTTCACCACCATCATCTAAATGGGTAAGCTCTAACGGTTTCGGTACAGACAAGGGTAATCTATTATTCCTTGAGGGTATAGCACGTTCCAAAGGTATGAAGGATGCAGAGCTATTCCTGCAGAACTTACGTAGACTATCCGCTGTAGAGACATACCTCAGTAGCTTTGTAGAGGGCATTGCAACGCATGTTAAGTCTGATGGCAAGCTGCATGTACGGCTACTACAACACCGCACTGGTACGGGTCGTCTGTCTGGCGCAGATCCCAACATGCAGAACATGCCACGTGGCGGTACGTTCCCTGTTAAACGTGTATTCATATCACGATGGGAAGGTGGTGAGATCATGGAAGCTGACATGGCGCAACTAGAATTTCGTGTCGCTGCGTTCTTAGCTCAAGACGATACTGCAATTCAAGAAGTATCTACAGGCTTTGATGTACATAGTTATACCGCTAAAGTTATATCAGAAGCAGGTCAACCTATGTCAAGACAGGAAGCCAAGGCACACACCTTCGCACCTTTGTACGGTGCTAGTGGGTTCGGTAGGTCACAGGCAGAAGCGACATACTACAAACAGTTTACGACAAAGTATGCTGGTATTGCTAGGTGGCACGAAGAGTTAGCCAAAGAGGCATTGAACACAGGTAAAATCACTACACCTTCTGGCCGTGAGTTTGCTTTCCCTGACGTTGTACGTAGACGCTTTGGTGGTGTGACTTTTTTCACACAGATCAAAAATTATCCAGTACAATCGTTTGCAACCGCTGACATAGTACCTCTATCTCTGATATACATTGATAGATTACTAACAGCTAACAGGCTACACAGTTGTGTAGTAAACAGTGTACATGACTCAGTTGTTATTGATGTACACCCCAAGGAGAAAATGAAAGTACTAAAAGTTATTAGAGCAACTAACGACAAACTAATATCCATAGTCAATCGTAAGTGGGATATTGATTTCAATGTACCGCTATTATTAGAAGCAAAGATCGGCCCTAATTGGCTTGACACAAAAGATGTAGCGTGATATAACTACCATTCGTCTGGAAAAAGGAGACATATAATATGAACCAAGTTACAACAATCGACACGAGCAACTTCGCAGGTATGGCAGAAGCAATGGGTATGGCAATGGATGCTCCCAAAAACTCAAGTAAGTCTAGCACCCTTGCTCGATTACGTATCCACCATACACCTATCATGGGTCAGCAGGAGATCAACGGTAAACTAAAGAACGTAGAGGTTATCTCTGGTGGTGCATACAAACTGGAGAACCCTGATGGTCCTACCTACTACGCTGAAGGTGTGTCTATCCGCCCATTTCTACAGCGGTTTATGTATAAGAAGTTTATAAAGGGTAACGACAGTACACCTAACCGTTACGTAAAAACTGTTATGGCTAACGATCTAAACAGTGATATGAAAGATAACAACGGTGGCTTTAATTGTGGTAAGCCTGCTGGATTTATCAAGGATTGGGCAGCACTGCCTGATAATATGAAGGACTTAATCAAGTCAATCAAACGTGTCCGTGCCTTGTTTGGTACGGTAGAAATGATCAACCCAACAGACGAGAACGGTAACTCAGTAGATGTTGATACCACTCCATTCATCTGGGAGGTTGATAACCGTGACGCATTCAAGACAATGGGTGAAGTATTTACTAAGTTGTCCAAGATGCGCCGACTACCACCGCAGCATTACGTGTCTATGACAACGACAGAAGTACCGCTACCCAATGGCAGCAGCTTCTATGTACCTAATACAACGTTGGACTTAGAGAATACACTAGACATGGACAACGATGCACAAGAAGTGTTTGCTAACTTTGTTGCATGGATTGAGAACTACAATACATACATTCTCAACACATGGAGCGAGAACATGCACAAGCATGAGGAAGTAGACACTGACACGGTAGAAGAGTTCGTAGACATTAACGCAGAGGATTTTGTCTAATGAACCATCCTGCTGAACTGGCTATCAATCAGTATCTAGAAGATGCTACATCTGGCAAGTCAACAATGTCAGAAGAAACAATCAAACAGATTGGCACAGATGTAATGGATGCTATGAGACGCCAGTTCGGTGGGGGCAATAAGCGTGACGAGTTTAGGATACGTATGTCTAACATAGGTAAGCCTACTTGTCAGCTTTGGTTTGCAAAGAATAAACCAGAGAAGGCATTGCCCAAGCCGACAACATTTGTAATGAACATGCTACTAGGTGACATTGTAGAAGCAGCGTTCAAGGGAATTATAACAGAGGCAGGAGTAAAATACGAAGACGAAGATAACTTTGTAGAGCTAGAGATACAAGGCACTAAAGTAAAAGGTTCTTACGATCTTGTACTAGACGGTGCGGTAGATGATGTTAAGTCTGCTAGTGATTGGTCCTATCGAAATAAGTTTGAATCATTTGAAACACTCAAGGCAAGTGACCCCTTTGGTTATGTGGGACAACTAGCAGCTTATGCCAAAGCATCTGGTAAAAAAGCAGGTGGCTGGTGGGTGGTCAATAAAGCCAATGGCGGTATAAAATATATTCCTGCCGAGGGTCTTGACATGGATAAAGAAATTACTATATTAAATGATACAGTTGCTACCGTAGAAAGTAACGAGTTCAGTAGGTGCTTTGAACCTGTGCCTGAAACATTTAGAGGCAAGGCATCAGGTAACAAAGTATTAAATAGTAATTGTAAGTTTTGTGACTTCAGGTTTGAGTGTTACCCAACACTACAAGAGCTACCCTCTAAGGTATCTCAAGCTAAGACAAAACCTATTGTTGCATATATAGATATAAAGGAGTACTAAGATGTTAGGCAGTGACGAAATCAAAGAGATGCAAGAGCATATTGAGGCTATGGAAAAGGAGTTACGAGAACGAAAGAAAGAACTAAGTGCTGCTAAGTATGCAGGTGTACGTTCAGCAATGCAAGCACGGAAAGACGCAGATCAACTACTCACTGAAGAGTTACGAGCGTTAGGTGTACGTGCAATAAACTGGAATCCCTTGTTCCAATGAACGGCAAGCAGTTCGCTGCTGCCCTGAAGCATGGGTATAGGAGTGGGTTAGAGATCAAAGTAAAAGATTACTTGAAAGAACGTAACATTCGTATCAAGTATGAAGCCATCAAAATTGAATGGGAAGATCTTATGTACCGCACCTATACCCCAGACTTTGTGTTACCTAACGGTATTATAGTTGAGGTCAAAGGCAGGTTTACTTCAGACGATAGACGTAAACATGCTGCTATTAAAAAGCAACATCCAAAGCTAGACATTAGGTTTGTGTTTGAGAGTAGTAGACGTAAGCTGAGTAAGGGTGCTAAGACAACCTACGGTCAGTGGTGTGATAAGAATAAATTGCTCTATGCGGATAGGGTTATACCTGAAGAATGGATTAATGAGAAGGGTAAGGATATGCATCCTAGCCTGATACATTTTCCCTTTAAAAAAGTAAAAAGGAAGTAGCGCAATGTCAGATGAAGAAAGAATTTTTTTAGACTTTGAACCCAACGATATGATAGTTCGTCTTACTCCCTTCCTAGATGAAAGGGGAGATTGGACGGGGGAGCTTATGATTGGTTGTGATACAACAGGTGAGTCCACCTTAAACGAAGATGACTATGCAAACCTAATGAGGATAGTTCACATGACCGCTGCTTCAATTCAGGCAATGGAAGAAAGTGAAACTGTTCGTAACATACTGAGTGACTATGCAGATAATGTTATAGAAGAAACTGTAAAAGAAAAAAAGATAAATAGTGCTGTTACTAAAGACGGTAATGTGATAGAAGTTAATTTTCAATAAGGAGCTACGGTATGTCAGATAATGTAAACAAACCAACACACTACAATCATGCAAATATTGAATGCATAGAAGCTATACGTGCTGCACTATCGCCTGAAGAATTTAGGGGGTACATCAAGGGTAATAATATAAAGTACACATGGAGAGAAGCCTACAAAAATAAAGACGAAGACTTACGTAAGGCAAGATGGTACTTGAATTATTATGTGGAGTCGTGTATATGATACTTAAAGTATTCCTGACGCTTGAAGTAGATGAAGATGACTATCAAGTACCAGTAGATAGACTAGTAGATTCTGAGGTCAGTGCTGCGTTAGAAGAATACATATATGATATAGACGGATTAACAGTACAAACAATTAAAATATTAACGGAGTGAAACACATGAGTAATTATTTACCAACTGATTATCAAGCATTCATTCACAAGTCTCGCTACGCTAAGTACTTTGATGGCAAGGGGCGTGAGTCGTGGGGTGAAACAATAGGTCGCTACATGGACAATGTAGTACGTAAGGCGCTGGGTGGTGTGGATAACACATACATCAAAGATATTGAGCAGGCTATCTTGGGCCAAGAGATTATGCCATCAATGAGAGCCATGATGACTGCAGGTCCAGCACTAGATCGTGACAACACTGCAGGATACAACTGTAGCTACCTACCCGTAGATGACCCTAAGTCATTCGACGAAGCTATGTACATCCTTCTCTGTGGTACAGGTGTCGGGTTCAGTGTCGAGCGACAGTTCATCAGCAAGCTTCCAGAAATTCCTGAGTTGTTCGATAGCGAGTCTATCGTTGTCGTTAAGGACAGTAAGGAAGGGTGGGCTAAGGGGTTCCGTCAAGTTCTTGCGCTCCTATGGGCTGGTGAGATACCTAAGTGGGACGTATCACAGGTACGCCCTGCAGGTGCAAGGCTAA